GTGCAGTCGTTGCACTATTGGTGCTCGTCATAATAATACCCATGGCGATTGCTAATCCAGCAAAACCAGCAATTATTAATCCAATCGGGTTTGCTAGCATGACAGCGTTTAAAGCCAATTGAGCAGTCTTTACGGCGTCTATAACTCCTCGTACAGTGCTCATAGTGACTTGATAGACAACGAAGGCCGTAGTAGCTATGGCGATAATAGGGGCCATGTTTTGAAATACTGTTATGACTACCCTCGCAACTTCTTTCATTACATTGAATGCAGGTACAATGTTTGAAGCAACAGTTGTGGCAAGTCTTGTGAGACTAGGCAGCATCTTTGAGCCAATCTCAATGCCTACTGTCTCGAGCGTACTTTTGACATTATCCAGAGCACCATTAAAGCCAGCATTTTGCGCTGCGGCAAGAGCAACGGCCGATCCGTTCTTATTAACGGCAGTGCTCATCTCATCGAAGCCCTTTGTTCCTTCTTTAATGAGAATATTTACTGCCCTTGATGAGTCGGCGCCAAAGATATTCTCAATATGTAATGCTTTTTGCTCATCTGTGAGGTTCTTCGTTCCCTTCTCGAGTTGTTCAATGAGCTGCCTTGTACCAACAAAAGTCCCATTTGCATCATAGAAATCAAGATTAAGCTTCTTCATTGAGTCCTTAGCACGGTCAGTGGTAGGAATAAGATTCATGAACATAGTCTTGAGTGATGTACCGGCGTCTGATCCATTAATACCATTGTTAGACATTAATGCCAGAGCACTCGCGAGATCATCAACCGGCGCTTTAGCAGCTGCAAAACTTGATGACGCCATTTGGAATCCATAGGCCATATCTCGTACGTCTGCGCTCGATGCATTAGCAGCGGAAGCAAGTATGTCAGCAACGCGTCCAGCCTCTTCACCCGAAAGACTAAATGAGTTGAGAGCATTAGCTGTTATAGTCGCTGCTTCTGCTGTATCAAGTTGACCGGCCTTTGCAAGCGCTAGGACACCCTTAGACGCCGCAAGGCTATCATTTACATCAAGACCGGCCTTTGCAAGCTCCACCATGGCAAGAGCTGCGTCACGTGCGCTAATTCCCGGTAATGCAATATCATTTCCTAGTTCTTTCGCACGGTCACTCACTGCTTTCATCTGATCAGCAGTGGCACCTGAAACTGAGTTAAAAACATTAAGCGACTGCTCAAAGTCTGCTGCATTCTTTATGGCACTCAAAGAGAATGCTGCTGCGGCTGCTGCACCTGCAATTGCCGCAGTTTTTGCCATTGTGAGGAAGGCATTATTAACCCTGCTAGCGACATCACCTACATTTGCGATAGTTCTGCTGGCATCATCTCTTGCCTTTACGACGATGGCGAGTGTTTTTTCATTCATTACCGAAAGGGTATCATTAAGAGACCATCTTATACAGGTATTGACTTAATTATAAAGATATGTTAGTATAAATACATGGAAAACTTTAAAATATACAAAAACGGAAAATACGATACATTACAGAATGTTAAGATGAAAGCAAAGCCTATTGTGAAGGGAATTATAGAGAAGGTTGATGATTTCTTCGTTAACCACTGATACTTTTTTTCTCTACCAACTTAGAGTCAACTAACCTCTTCCTAACTGAAAGCTCAATCCACCATTTCGGCGCGTCCATATATTCCTGATACGTTATACCGAGAGCCTCGCAACGCATTACAATCTCCATTCGATTAGAGATCTTTACCTTGCTGTTTGGGAAGCGGACTGATCGCGAGTATCTTCCGATCTCGTCTGAGTAGGATTTATTAAGCGCTACTTGTCCGCTTTTGCTTTTGGGCTGTTATTGCCTGTAATTTCTAATACCTTTGTCTCAACGGCTTTATAGTCCTCAGACCTAAGCTCTCCCAATAGATGAGAGATGTTAGCGTCAGAATCTCCAATAGAGATTACTAATTTCTCGACATATACCCTTGTCGCACGGTTTGAATTGAGCACAGGAAGCTCATATTTACCATCGATGCCAATAACTACACCATCGAATAACACAGCATTGTACGCTACATCATCGCTATCTTTAGTATAGTTACGAATAACTACTTTTTGTTTGCTGTGTGGAAGGGTTATTTCCACTTGATCTGTTGAATTATTATCCATACTTCCCTTTCTAAACGTTTGTGCTTCTAATATAGCACAAACGCTAATCAGATACTAGTAGCTGGTCTTGGTGTTCGTCAGCACTGCCTTAAGAGCGTATGCATCGGCAGGGCTGTAGTGAATGGTGCCAGTCATAGATTGAGTAACTGGACTATCAAGGTCTTCATTACGTGACCAGTCGGTAATGTGAATGCTAGGAGCGGTGAAAACTAGGCCGGGCTTTGCAGCGGTACCGATAGTAACGTCCTGGTTGACTGCGCTAACAAGCAACGCAAGCTTCGTCCCAGCAGTATAAGCATCTTCGTATACTGTACCTGTATAACGTACTGTCATTTCAAAGCTCAGGTCATATCCGCGAGAGCTAAAGCTATAAGGGTCAACTGAACCTGCTTGCCAGTCAGCTTCAAGGTTTGGACTAATTTGCAGTGAGAATGATTCGATGGCAGCAATAGCAGTTGCTCCTGATAGACCAGCAACGCTTGATGCAGTCTTCACCGTGAACATCTTAGGAGTAAACTCGGTCTCAGATGTGTATGCTGGTGTCGCAGTAGTCGTTGTACTCTTCTGAGAAAGAATGTTTCCACTGTATTTCAGATAATCACCAAGCTCCATGTTAATCGTCAGATCATTGAAACGTGTACCAGGATATTGCTTCGTGGTTAGTCCATCTTTACGGGTTAATGTAAAGCTCTGTCCGTTGATATCTTCACTGATTGTGGCAGTGTGATCGCGTACTGTACCTGATGCATCAGCATTAGTCGTTGTGTTAATGGTTCCAAATGCTCCAAGAAGGATAAATCCTGCTCGTTCGCTTGTTACCTTTGCTTCAAAGCTTCCTTCTGACCATTGGTGGATAATACTAGAGTTGTTAGTCTTTACTACTGTCCCGTATGCAGAAGTATTATCAACGTACTCTGACTTTGGATTAAGTGAGAATGAGAGCTGGTTCAACCAAGTTGTGGCTGCTACTGGTGTACCAAAGGTGGTCTCTTTAGCAATACCATATTTAACTTGTCGTCCTAAATCAGCCATTATTCGTTCTCCTTAACTTTCTTTTTAGCGAGTTTAGTTGCTTCTTCAATAGTGTCAGCCTCTACCGCTACCTGAGTCTCAGGGAACGTAAATACAACTTTTGATACTTGTACTTCTTGTTCTGGTTGGCTTTTCTTAGTCATCTTAATAGAAAGGGTAACATATTGCTATGTAAATACCATACTAGGCGTTACGAAATGTAACGTCTGCCTCACAATATAGGATTATCTCAGCGATTAACCCTTCACCACCGCCAAGGCTCGCCTTGCTCATTTCGCCTGGTGCTGGTCGCATGATGTCGCAAGCACCCCCGAGGTCGATAGATTCATCAAACTCCTGTATGATCTTATCGACCATTTCAATACCATTCTGCCATTTTTCAATCTCGTTATCCCCAACCCCGACCATATAGACATATATATTGTGTTTGATCACACGCCGGTTCTGAGTAACAGTTGCATACCCATTCTCGGTATTCTCATAGAAGTGAACAACACTTGGGTAGCCGGTGAATTTAGTGTCCTTACTTTCCGGCGCCGGGAACACGTCAACAAACTTAGGTGTCGTCATGCTCTTTAGCAATGCCTGAGTCGCGTCACTAATACCCTTTATGGTCATACTCATAGTAGTTCTCCAATTATTTCGTCAATCAGCTTAACTGCGTCATTATTCATTTGATTTTCGATCTTCCTATGGGCCTCATCCATGTATGGAACGCCCTTTGTGCCCTTGCGCCCAATAGCTCTAGCTACAAGGAATGGATTAATACCAGCTCGACGTGCCCACATCGCGAGATCGCTGCCCTCTTGAAATGGTGGCATTTTCCCAGGCTTACGACCTTCAACAGTCCATTTTGCATAGTTTGTGTGGGCCTTAACTTCCCCCTCAAGGACACCTAGTGTTGTCCGTATGCTACCTGATGTGCGTCCAGACATATAAGAGCTTCCCATACGCTTTAACTGTAGTTTCGCCTCTCTCTCGGCCCGCAGAGTGCTTCGTACGACCCATTCTTGAAGCTTACCGGTAACAATTTGAGGAGCCTTATCGAACGCTGCACGTAGTTCATCAACATTCATTGTCATAGATAGGTTCATGTGGACTCCTCTAGTAATGCTTTCTTGTGAGTTAAGTTACCAAACTTATAGGATTTTACCCCTTTTACGTCGTAGATATCTCCGTCCCATACGATTCGATCATTCTCATGAATATCAGCGGTAATAGGCAAGAAGGCATAACTGCCCTTTGAAAAGCTTTGATTTAAGATATTGGATGACTCAATGTCCAAAGGTTGCACAAAAGCCTCTTGATTCACTGTAAGATCGGCAAAGACAGCCTGTCCACCAGATTGCTGGAGGCGTCGCACCGTTACGCGATGAGGAAAGTTCATTAAATGCTCCTAGAAAGTCTTTGATAGCTATTGAGGATAGAGAGGCTTGATGCTGATATTCCACCTATGCCAGTCTCATTACTGTCCGATTCGTTGCTATATGTCACAGCCCATTCACCAACACGCTCACTTTTATAGTTATTAATGTTGGCATTGATGTCACTGACCGCTAATGACGCCGCTATAGAGGCAATATCAGCCGGAACGGTAGCGTACCCTAATTTGCCGGTTATCCTGACTGTAGTGTCACTATCGCCCCAACTACCTGACTTTTGGAGCGCAAGAATAGGGCCACTCCTCGGGTATTTCCGATATTCACTGCTATCTAGCGTAACGAAGTCGTCGACAAAGCCTGATGATATTGCTACTGATGTTATAGTCCTCATTGTTGGTATAACGAGTGTCGAGCTACAGTCAGCAGTTTCATAGATTTCTATATCATCATCAGGATCAGGGGGCAAGAATGTCGTCCCTGTCACACTATTAATATAAGCATCAATAGCCGGTAATAATGTTGATAGGTAAGTAACTTCAGGGGCGGTCAATGACCTTCCTAGTCGAGCTTCGATTGCTTCTTGAGATGTGTAGTTCGCCATATTACTTAATAGGGTAACATACTGACATAAGAAAAGAGAGCCGCGAGGCTCCCTGATCTTTCATTAAGCTAGGATTAGCTTGCTGATGTACGAAGGCGTACGAATGCAGCTGGAAGTGGGAAACCGACAGCTTCCCAGATCTCAGTTCGCATTGCAAGCTTGTTCTCTTGGATCAAGTTGTGAACAACTGAGCTTCCGTCTGTGACAGTACCTGAATCGAACACTGCTGTGTCGATAGCACCTTGGCGTACCAAGAAGCCGTACTCACCGAAATTACCGAAGATAGCATGAACTGTTGAGACAGCATCAGTTGTACCAAGCAGTTCAGAAACAACGAATGGGTAGCCGTTGAATGTACCGCTTAATGTACCACCGTTCGTGCTATTGACAGTAACGATTGGCTGACCAGTCGTATCTTCCTTAGTTGCAAGGCTAGCGAGCAATAGGCGAGAGAAGACGTATGTGCCACCATTACCAGCCGCAGTTGGTACTGAGAATGGCATAGCCTTGATGTTTGCTAGAGGAATGCTTGCGACAGTTGTCTTGCCAGAAGTTGTAGAACCACCAGCGTTCAATACTGTAACACCCGAGAGAGTTACCAGGCCGCTTGTACCATCTGTGATGATCATTCCTTCGCGGGTTTTAGCAATTGCGCGTGCAAATGAGTCTCGAAGCAATGCATATACATCGATTGCAGACTGCTTGATGAGCTTCTTCGTCATCAAGGCGATACCAGCCCATTCACGGACAGCAATGTTAGTCTTTTGCAGCGCAGGTTTCGTAACAGTCTTTGCTCCACCTTCTGTACCAACTTCAGTCATAGTGACGTCAGTGATGAGGGCATCTATGTCGATGCTGTTACCATCAGTCAATGTGATGGTTCGAAGGAGACCTGCAAGTGGGCTGTACTTAGGAAGTAGGGTCAAGATATCTCCAAGCAACTCAGCATTTGGAACAAGAACACCACCATCAGCAGCAGTACCGGCGTTTAGGTAAGTAGCTTTCTCAACAAGGCCAGCTTTTTCGAGTGACTTGATAGCGACAACGTTCAGCTCATTTAAAAGCTCTTTGTTGCCAGAAAGTGCAGCAGACATCTGTTTAACAGCAAACGCTTCTTTACTTAGCTTTTCGTGTTCACTAACTACTTCACCTTCAACGGCTTCTCCGTCTTTTTTCAGCTTGCTCTTCTCAATTTCTTCAGCATCGTGAGCAGCTTTTTGGATCTCAGCAATTTTAGTTGCGATCGCGTCGGTGTCAACTTCGACAGCAGAAGCAATGCTCTTGATTGCAGCTTCGTCTAGTTCAAATTC